TCGATCTCGGCCGCGATCTGCTTGGGCACCGCGAACCCGCCAGCCGCCCCAGTGCCGATGGTGATATCGCCACGGATCACGAGATCCTTGTACTGCGACTCGAGCTGCTGCTCCAGGTTCGGCGAGGTACCCCGGCTGCGGAGCCATGCGACGAACGTATTGCGGTACTCATCCCGCTTCGTTTCCAGCGCCGACTTGTGGGGCGTGCTCGCGCGCGCCTCGATCTCCTCGAGCCGCTCCCGCTGCATCTGCTGCTCCGTCTCGATCTGCTTCCTCTGGGCAACGAATTGCGAGAGGTCCGCGTTGATCTTCGTCAGCTTTTCGTTCAGTTCGTTGGCGCGGCCCTCGTCGCCGTTCTTCAGGGCTTCAAGGCGTTCGTCGTTGGTCTTTTTGTACTCATCGAACGACTCCCCGACCTTGTTGATCGCTTTGGTGAGCGCGACCATACTCGTATCGGGAGCGCCGCCGACCGCCCCCACCTCGTTGAGGATGGGACGAACCGCCCAGAGCAGCGTTGGCACGGTCAGCGCGACGAGTGCCACAATAGCAATGAGCAGTAAGTAGGCTCCGGTCCAGAAACTCGGCGCGGTCGTCCGCTGGTGATGTCCCCAGCGTTCGCGCTCGGTGCGATGGTATAGCGTTTTCATCGTGAGAACCTTTCGGTACGAATGGTGCCAACCGCGAGGTTGGCCAGAATGGCCTGGGCGGCCGCCAACGCCGCAGCAGGCCCGCGATCCGCACCGCCATCGTCGCGAGGCAGTGTGCTCGGTATGCCAGCGTCGCGCTGGCATAGAATCTTGAGACCCGAGAGCGCCGTCACGGCCTCTCTATGCGAAAATCCTTCCTCGCGAAGGATGGCCTCATACTCTCGCACCTTCTCAGCAGTCAAAAGCACATCGTCGTCGGGTGGCTCGTACTCCAGACCCGCCGGGACGCGCTGGTAAATGCTCAAATCGAATGGCAGCACGCGGGCTTCCGCCGGCGCCGCCTCCTCGACCACATCCGCGAAGCCCGCCTTCTCCGCCTCGCGGGCATTGAACCAGGTCTCTTCATCCATCCATGTCTCGATGGTCTCGAGCGCCTCGCCCGTCTTCGCCATGTACGTACTGGCGATCGCGCCCTCGCCGATCTTCTCGAGCGTATCGGCCATCTTGCGGTGGATCTTGGCGTCTCCGATCGTAATACCCCACGGGTTGTGGATCATGAAGAACGCATTGGGAGCCATCCGCACCTCATCGCCGGCGAGCGCGACGACACTCGCAATCGATGCGGCCAGGCCATCGATGTGCGTGATGATCTGCGCCGGGTGCTGCCGGAGGGCGTTATGGATGGCCACGCCATCGAACACGTCACCACCCGGCGAGTTGATCCGCAGATGGATCGTGTCCGCCTCGACCTGGGCGAGCTCGTCGGCGACCTGCTTGGCACTGATTCCGAAGAAGCCGATCTCGTCGTAGATCAGCATCTCTACCGCATCGCCCTTCGCGCGAATGAGCGAGGACGGGAGCGACCGACGGAACGGGCTACGCGGAGCCGTCTTCATGTCTGCCTCCCTGCCAACCGATTCTGGGGCACGCCACTATTGCCATTCCCGTTCGCGTTGGGCTCTGGTTGTGTAGCGGGCTCTGACCCTTGGCCGGAGGGACCTTTGTCCCAGTACGCTTCGCCGCCCTCGTCCTCCCGCGGGTTCATATCCTCGTGCTCGCGCCACTCGTTCGGATTGATGACGCCAGCTTCGCGCTGGATCTTGAGACCAGCTTGCCGTGTCGGGAAGTCGCCCCGCAGCAGCGCATCGAGGTTGAACCGGATGATGACCCCCTGCGCCCGATCCTCTGGGGTTAGCAGGTCGCGCTCCATCGCCGCCTCAAACATCCGCACATATCGCAGCACGACGCGCTGTACGAATTCCAAGCTCTGGTGCTCAACATTGGAGAATGTCGCTCGCTCCAGGTCCCCAACGAGATGCGGCGGCACGCCGAAGGCGCCGGCGATTACTGTGCGCTGCATCTTCCGCGTCTCGAGGAATTGTGCCTTGTCGTTCTCCAGTTTGATCGGATCCTCAAGCTCCATGCCCAACGGCAGCAGTAGGGCTTTGAGCGCCCGTCGGCCCGGGATGCTGTGACTCTGCTGGAAGTCATCGATGAACTGTTGGCGACCGGCCGCGCTCTTATGTCCCGCCGAGCCCTGCATGTACTTGAACACGAGCAGCGGCATTGCGCCGTTGCCAAAGAAGGATGCCCCGAATCGCTCGGCGGCGATCTCCAGCGCGATGGCTTCGCGCACGTCCATCACAGGCGAGTCGCCGCAATAGCCGTTGCGGGCCGCCCCGCGGACGTGATGCATCTGCGCCGCCGTGCGCAACGGCTCCATCCCGATCCGGTACATTAGCCGCCGATCGTCCTGCTGTTCGACGGTGACCTCGCCTGGTGGCACGGACACGAGCCGACGAATAGGCCCCGTCTGTCCTCGCCCCTTCACCGCATAGTGATTCCCGTAGCGGATGAGCCAGCTCGTCGAGTCGAGCCAATACGTCACCCGGTCTTGGGTGTCATTCGGCGCCGACAAGAGACGTGTTACCGGATGGCTGGGGAGCGGCTCCTTGCGCGTTCGGCCTTTGCTCACCGTCTTCTCGAGTACCTGGATAGTCAGCGTCGAAATGGCGCCAGCGACGGCCTGCACGATCGCCTGCACGGTCGGCGCTTCCATCGCCGAGTCGGGCGTCACTGGGATGCCGCTGATCGTCGCCAGCATCGCGTCGAGGCGCTTGATGAGTTGATCCAGCGAGAGCGTGTTCGCGCTGAACCGCGTGACCTCGAACCCGAACAGCCTCACGGCAATGCCTCCATTCGAGCCAATTCCCGCCGCATCTCCTGCATTAGAGCCTTGGGGTTCGTCGTACTTTGGGGGTCTTTCTGCGTCAGAATTCGCACCATGAGCTTGTCGGCGAGTATTTTGCCCTCATTGCGTACATTCTCCGGCATGGAGGCGATCTTCAGAAGGGCCAGCCGGTGAATTACTGCACGGTCATCGGGAGATAAGACCGCCAAGGCTCCGATGATTTTTCGCAGCATAGGCCCAGGCCTCTGTACACTCATAGCACCACCAGTGGCTCGTCCACGAACCCGAGGGACGGGATCCCTTCGCTCGCGACCGATAGCGCCATCGCCAGCGCGACCATCCCGTCGATCCGGCCCCGACTACGGAGCTTGTCCAGCTTCCGCCCACCCGCCTCGTCGCCCTTCACCACGGCGTTCGCCGCGCACATCGTGAGCACGGGGTGGTTGCCGTGCCGGATCTTGGCATCCAGGAGCACCGTCTCGAGGGTCCGCACCGCCGGCGTCATATCCTTGAAGCCCTGGCCAAACTCGACGAACAGATCCGCAATGCGCTCCTCGCTGAGGCCTGCCTTGATGAGCCACGGCCGGAAATGCTTAAAGTTCCAGCGGTCGAATCCCACTTTGCGGACATCCATGGTCTCCAGCATCGCCACGACCTGCTGCGCGACGTACTCGTAGGCGATCGATTTCCCCGGGGTGGTCTCGAGGAATCCCTGCTCGTGCCAGAGATCGTAGGGGACGCGATCGATGCGCGCGCGCTCCCGGAGCCCCTCGGCCGGCAACCAGAAGGTCGGGCGCACATGCCAGAGGCCCTCGCGTTCGGTGACCCAGACGTTCGCGGCCAGGTCCGTCGTGTCCGCGAGATCGAGCGCGCCGTAGACCGGGCCGTCGCTCCAATCGGCGAGCGGCGTGCCGCCGTTGGCCTTCCAGATCGACACCGAGATCAGCGGGCTCACGCTCTCGACGCGCTGGTTCAGGACGAGGTTCCGGTATTCCGCCTCGCGCGACGGCATCCGCCGCGCAGCCTCCGCCATCGCCAGCACTTCTTTCTGGTTCTGGAACTCATCGAACGCCGGGTTCGCCTGCCGGATCGTCGCGACGTCGAACGGGTCCGCTTCCCGGTCCGCTGTATAGAGGAAGCACTTTACCGTCGGACGGGCGCCCGTCTGCGCGTCGTCGATCAGAATCGATAGCAGGTCCGCGTCGGTGGGTGCTTGTGTCGAGATGATGATCGACAGCGGGTCAGCGTGCGCCTGGGTGGCAGTCTCCAGCGCCTCGTAGAGATCAGACCGCGGCCCACTCACCTGACCGAGCTCGTCATGGATAATGAAAATCGGCGAGAGGCCGTGCGCCGTCTTCTTTTCGGCGGACAAGGCCCGGTACAGTGTTCCCATGCCAGGGCAGTACAGTTGTTTTGTGGTGTCGCGCACAACCACGTAGGGCGAGAGCGTCGGCGACAAGCGGACGATCTTCGAGGCGAGACGGAAGACGATCGCGGCCTGATCCTGCGACTGCGCCGCGCTGAACAACTCGGAATTTTGCCGCGCCTCAGGCCCTGCCGTGTGCAGGAGGAGCAGGAATGCCGCTAGCGTCGACTTCGCGTTTTTCCGGGCGAAGGACACGATGGCCGTCCGGGTGGGCGTATCGTAGATCGCCCGGATGATGTCGCGGTGAAACTTGGGCAGTTTCACGCGCTGACCCACCAGTGGTCCCTCTGGGATCCGGCAATGCCGCTCGATCCACGCAATGTTTCGCTCCCCACGGGTTCGAGTCCTAGTCCTCTTCGTCCTCGTCGGCCCACGGCGGGAGCGGCTTCCCTCCGCCGGCGTTCTTCTCGCGTTTCGCGGCATAGCGCCTCAGCTCGGCCATCGCTCCGCGGAGCGTCCGCGCCTCGCGGGCCTGGAGGTTGCTGATCTGGTTGTAGGCCGTCGCGTCGAACTTGGCGAGCGGTTTGCGATGCAACGCACGCTTAACGCGCGCGAGATAATCAAGCGACACCTTCGACTGGCAGAGCTGCACCAGCAGCCCCCACATCTCCCGCGTGAAATGATCCGCGGGCTTGTCGTCGACGATCGCGCGCCACTCCCTCGCCTCCTCTGGAGACAGTTCCGGCGGCGGTTTTGGGCGCTTCCCGACCGGCAGCGGCGTTGCGAGACCGCCGTGGATGAGTTCGAACTCGGCCGCAGAGTGTCGACCACGACTCCCCATCTTTTTATGATTCCTCTCGCAACATTTTCATTTTTCCCCGTTTATGGTCGCAAAGGA